GACTTTGCACTATCCGGCACACCAACAAACATACTGCTATCATCATTTTTCAGAGAGAACAAAAAGTATGAAAGATGGACGCAACTCGTGGAGGAATATGCAACACAGATACCGAAACTAAAAGTCGCATTTGCATGGAATCATGCAAAGGTATGTTTAATCAAAACGAAATGCAACCGGCATATCGTGTTTGAAGGCAGTGGCAACCTCTCAGACAATGCGAGAATTGAACAATACATACTGGAGGATAACAAGGAGGCATACAACTTTCATTATAACTGGATAAAGGAACTGATAAATGGCAAAATTGAAACTAACCCCCAAAATGCTTATCACTGTAGAAGCGATGGCAAGACACGGGGACACTGACAAAGCAATATATGAAAAGCTCGGCATTTCTCATCAAACATTTTACAGGTGGCTGAATAAGCATGGTGAGTTTTGTGAAGCATATAAACGTGGTAAGGCATCAACCGACGCACAAATCAACCTAATCTGCGAATCTGCTCTAGAGAGGCTAATTATCGGCTGTGAATATAAAGAAAAGAGAACCGAGCTAATAGCTAACCCAAGCGACCCCCAAAATCCAAAAATACAAAAGCAAATAATAACCACAAAAAAAATAATGCCTAATTTAGGGGCGATTATCTGGTGGCAAAAGAATCGGGATGGCTTGAGATGGATAGACGGCAACTACCAAGAACAGCAGCAGTTTGGCGACAAGCGAGTTATTGGCTTTGACTTCGTAGAGATTAGCGAATCCGAAATAAAGGCACAGGCGAAGCTATACAAACATCAGGCACAGTTCGTCAACACAGCACATCTGTATCCGGCATTGGTAGGAGGCTATGGATCAGGCAAAACGTTCTCCGGCATCAGGCGTTTCTTAAAGTTAGCAGAGATGAGAAACAAGCAGGGCATTAAAGACCCGCTATTCTTTTACGGAGCCCCGACCCGAGAGCTCATAGATACGATATTCTTATTGGAGCTTGAAGAGACGTTACAAGGATACGGGATACCTTACAAGCACGACCAAAAGGGACACATCTTTTATGTCTATTCAAAGGACTTCCCGTTCAGGATAAAGCTATTGACATTAGACAAAGATAATTGGCGTAGGATAATCGGATTTGAAGCTACGGACGGGTGGCTTGATGAGTTCGATATATTACCGATAAAGCATCAGCCGGAGATCTGGAGAAAGTGTATAGGTAGGTTAAGGAAGTGTGACAAAGCAACTTTAGCAATTACGACGACACCGGAAGGTCACAAATACGTTTATCAGCTTCATGAAGAAAAGAAGATTGAGTTAATAACCGCTTCTTCTGACGATAACAAGTCGCTCCCTCAATCATACCTGGACGAATTAGAGGGCAACTATGACGAGCAGCACATCAAGATGTACAAGCACGGAGAGTTCGTTAACTTAGCCGGAATGCAGGCAATATATCAATTCAAGCGGTCACGTCTTATAGACCCGTTAAATTATGACGATCTGCCGGAGAACCTAACGGTGGGCATAGACTTTAATGTGGATCCGTTCTGCTTAACCGTTTCAGCAATGATAGACGGAGTGAAGATCACCTTCGACGAGTTCTATATCCGCAACTTAGCCGGAGCCGGCAGTTATGAAAGTTACACAGACAAGGCAATGAACATACTCCTTGCGAAGTACCCCAATCAATTCTATAATGATAATTATTTAGATAAAAATGCGAAGCGAGTGTTTAAGCTTGAAGCCAGACCAGATATGACCGGAGCAGCGCGTAAGACTTCTGCCGGAACTACTGACTTGAAGATAATAAGAAAATATATGTTGACAATAAAAGGATCATGCAATCCGCTTGTCTCAGAAAGATTAAAGGTTGCTAATATCAGTATGGCAAAAGAGCAATGGAAAATAACAAGTAATTGCACGGAGCTAATCACAGATTTAGAGTATGTTGTTACAGACCAATACGGTGAAATTGTCAAAGACGGATCAGAGCAGGGGCGGTATAGGGGACATTTACTTGATGCAGTTACTTACGACGTTTATCACGAGTTCAAACACATAAATGGACACAGACCAACCGTTACGGCAAGGTGCTTATGATAACTAACAGATATTTTGACATAGAAAGCAGCAAGTCAAGAAGCAAATGGGAAGCAGACTTTCAGCGGAGGTTAGAAGCTGCCAAATATATTGACTTTCTTAACAACGAGCAGCTACCGCATACTATAGAGCACCTGACAACGCTCTTCCCGAACACGATTGAGCAAATAAAGCATTATATAAAGATCGAGTTTTTGACTTCACAGCTAATAGATAAGCTGTCGATAATGTTTCAGGAAGACCCGGTGATCGTTGTTGACGGGATAGCTGATTCACAGCAAGATTCTTTAGACGCGATATTAGACCGGGTAAAGCTCATCAGCTTCTTAGATTTTGCCCAGCAGTTAGCAAATAATTACCTGAAAGTAGCGATAATGCCACGCTGGGACAGCAAGCGGAAAGAAACCTATTTGCATTTGATAACGCCAGACGAGATGATCGTTGTTCAAGACAGCGATAGACCACAGATTGCCGATGCAGTTTTAATCAATATTGGTATCCTGGAGAATACACACCTGAAGGCCGAGTACGTGAACCGGTATATGTATATTGACAGCGATGTTATTTATGAGTGCGAACTTAATAGCGAAACGGGCAAGATATACAAAAAGTGCAATGAGCAGAAGAACCGGTACGGCAGGATACCTATTGCTTTCTTTTCAGTTTACCCCTGCTTGAAATCGTTCTGGGGTGACAAGAAGAATGACATAATAGAGACGAACCTCTTTATTAATGAGCACAAAACAGACCTGTCCATAATGATACATTACCAAGCTTTTTCAACATTGGTGAGAAAGGGAAACGCTGAATGGTTAGCTGAGGTGCCCGTCAAGTTTGGTCCGCAATTCTCTGTAGACATAGCGACAGATCCGTTAGGTGCAGGCGACCAAGAAACCGATGTTAAGTATATAACACCTTCTGTAGAGATTGAAAGTGTCTCGAACTACATTGACAAAGAGATCATCAAGCTTGCTCAGGCTCACGGGATTTCAGCAAGGGCGTACAGGGGTGAGACCGGAGAGGCTAACTCAGGCTATTCGATAAAGCTATCTATGCTTGATTTAATAAAGAGAAACATCAATCAACGCAAGCATTTTGAAGAGCCGATAAAAGAACTAATCCGACACATTATGGCGACCGAGCAGATAGCGGCAGAGGGCGTCAGATTCGGCAGTTTGGAGCAGATATACAACAGAGACATAGATATTACCTTTGGCGATATAACTATTGAGGAAGACCCCACTATTGAGCTTGACAACGACATCAAAGCAGTAGCCGGCGGTTTTGCTTCTCCGGTGGACATTATAATGAAGCGATACCCGAACCTTACTGAAGAAGAAGCAAAAGATAAATATGAAGAGATAATCGCAATTAAGCAGGGCAGGCAGCGAGAACCTGACCAGATAGACAGGATGATAGACGAACTATGAACCCATTATACAACCATTTAGACAAATACGGCAGTATAATTGAGCAGGTAGTCAAGCAGGCGAATCAGCGAATGCAGACACTTCTGGCGAATTATACCGTTGTCAATGGCAGGTTGGTTTTATCTGAAGAGAATGTTGCATACACAATGGACTTGGTGGACAGGTTGTATTCGACACTGAACGAAGCGGGATATGGTAGGTTTGCCGAGAAGTACCGTAACGACTTTATGAATATCTACAAAGAGTTTAACGCAGCTAAAACCCAGACCTATAACTTCAATTTCCTGCCAAAAGACAAGGCAGTATTGCAGGCTATTTCTACGGCGAATTATGAAGGGCTGTTCAGGGTGGAGAGAGAGGTTGCGAATACAATCCAGCGATTAGCAACAGATTATGTCCTTACCGAAAGACCGATTGCCGATTTAGCTAACGAGTTACGGGAACAATTAGAGGGCAGGTTACAACGATATGCTAAAACGCACGTTGAAACCTCTACCCGTCAGGCTATCCAGAAAGGTCAGGATTTAGTATTGGACAACGAAGGGATAGAGCCTAAAGACAGATATTATGAGTATGTGGGACCGCTTGACGGAATAACGAGAGAGGAATGCGTAGAGGCGGTCACGCAAAGATATTTCACAGAAGAGGAGAGATTAGATTTTGAGTCAGAATATGGTGTGCGTTACAATTGCCGGCACGTTTTTCAATACATCCCGAAAGCAGTTTACTATAAGGTAGGTAAAAAATGACATATTTACAAAACGTTGCTGTAAGTTGCTGTTGTTCTTTTGTTTGGCAATACTCTAAAATCGGCAATATAGCACCTGCTATCAAAATAACGTCATTAAATAATAAAATAAACAGGAGTTTATTATGGCACTAAAACCTATAGCATATATAACCGACAATTTTGGGCGGTTATTCAAGACCATTCCCAATATTGAGCGGAACCTGCTTGCCTTGCGGGATATGCTTAATGAAAATAATAGCGAATATTATAAGGCACGAAGCGAGACGGAAGTTGTTGAACCGGAAGCCGCAACGGTAACGACAGACTTAGGCAGTAGCAATGATATTGTCTATACCGCAAAGACGAAAGGGGCAGCAGGTAATAGTATAAATATTGCCTACCGGTTACAACCAACGATTACTACAGAGGACGCTGAATCTGCCGCACAGTTAATTATCACGCAAACTACAGCCGGAACGGCAGCACCTACACTTGCAATCGTTAAGGGCATTTCAAGCGAATTTAGAGTTGCGGTAGTAGCGAACACTTCTATCGTAATCACAGTTGACGCAGACGCAGACCAGGTCGTTCAAAACACGCTCGCTGGGTTAGTGGAGAAGTTGCAGGCAGATGACGACTTTGTTAACGGCGGCTTTGAGGTAGCTATCCACGAAGATGCGGATAAAGATGATTTAGTATATCCGATGAGTGCAACACAGATGGAATCTACAGAAGGTATCGAAGTTGACGGCACTGATGTAATTATCACGCTTGGCACGAGTTCTGGTATTATCAATACAGACGTTGCCGGAGTGATTGCTTTAATCGAAGGCGACACAGACGCTGATGCTTTAATTGGTGCAGTTGCCAACGCATCTGACAGTGGTAATGTATCTGTTGACGATTGGGATTTGGCTAATGGCGTTGATGGAACGGTTGCAACGAAAGGGACGCTTGCATTTGATAGCGATTATGTTTATGTAGCTGTTGACGATTGCACCGTTTCTGTTTCAAACTGGAAAAAACTAACTTTAGAAAGTATGTAAAAGGACAAAACCTTAAATGCGAATGGACAAAACCATAAAATGTAAGCGACACAACGCTATAAAATGAAAGGAACACACAATGAAGATTAAAGATCTATTAACCAAAATAGGTATTACAGAGGAAGCCGAGCAGTCGAAAGCGATTGAGCATATCGAATCTTATGTCAAGTCACAGACGAAAGACACTGAAACGAATATGCAACAGCGGATAAACGCCCTGACCAAAGAGAAGCATGAGCTGAAAGCGACAATATCCGACTTGACGGCTAAAGTAGAAGTTGCCGAAGCGCAGCAAATAGACTTAACTAAACAAATCACTGAACTAAGCGATTACAAATCGAAATACGAATCGTTTCAGAGAGAAAGAACAAAGACACTTCGCGCCAAGCAAGAGCAAATTTTGAAACGCCTTGATATACCTGAGACCGATAAATTGTTTGAAAGAGCAAAAAAGGTAAAGGATAAGCTGATTATCAAAGATAAGCTGGAAGATTACACTGCTGATGAGATAAAAAAGAACGTTGAGATATTCGATATATATGTTGACGCCGGTTTCTTTGAAGCGGTAACAGATCAAGACACCGAGCTTCCGCCTACCGGTGATAAAGGCACAAAAACAAAATGCAAAGGTGGGATAGTGTCCAGAACCCTTAAGAAATAAAAGGACATACATTATGTTGACATTCGCTCAATACATACAGCAATTGACAGACGTTGAGGTGCAAACCTTGATGATAGACGTTGCTAAAGCATCTCCGATATTGGCACACGCACCGCTTATCCCTGCCAATGGTGGAGAGTTTCACAAATACAAACACTACACAGCACTTCCTTCCGCCGGTATTCGTGAGCGAGGGGACGGCTTTGTAGTTGGTACACCTTCACGCAAGAACCTACAGATTGATTTGCTTCAATTGGGGACTATCTGCGTAGAAGATGTAAGAGACGTTGACACGTTATACCCGGGAAATCCTGCCGGCTATTTTGACGCAGAAGCACCCATTTGGTTTGAATCGATGGGGCAGAAGATAGCGACTGCCTTATTCTATGGAACTGGTTCAACAACCGGTACTTTTCATAACCTGAAGAATTACGCAAGCGAAAATTCGGCAGAAGTTGACGCAGGTGGCGGAACCGGTACCGGAACGACTGACATATTCTGTGTTAAATGGGACGGCATAGCTACAGGCGTTGTAGTCAATCCTGCTGTTCTGTTGGAAGGTGCCCCGCTCATCAGAGTAACAGCTTACAATAACTTGCAGCCGATTGCCGAGAAGACAGCGGCTTCTACACAGCAGCCTGTTTACAAAGTTGGTTATGATACTATCTTTAACTTGCTTAACAACACCAAATATCATATTTCCGTTATGAAAGGCGTCAAAAACGCAACGAACAATAAACCGACTGCCGCACGTTTGCTTGAGTTAATTGACAAGGCAAAAGCTACTCCGGGCGATTCATTTATCTATATGAACAGAGACGCCCGCAGATTAGTTGCCGAGATCAAAGATGGCAAGATTAACACCGAAACTACGACAGAAAACTATGTAACTACTTTCGGTCAGTTCGAGGGTATCCCCCTTGTAATGGACGAAAATATCGTTACCGTTCCCGCATAGGAGGTAAATATGCCATTCGCAAGCAATGAATACAAACAAGTAATTAAGGCGGATTTAGCCCTGCCGGACAATACGACCGCAAGAACTGACGCTTTCTCAATTCCTAAGACAAACGGACGTTGCCTTATTAGGATATATTGGAACGATACTGACGGAACACTTGCCATGGGCACTGGTACTCTGAGCTTTCAGCTTACGGATACGAGCAATAATGCACTTGGAATGACGATAATGAGTTATACCGGTGGAATAGACGACGGTACAACTTTCAAGAAAGGCGACTTGTTGGCAGAATATATCCTGCCACCATCCGTAGAAGATGAAGGCACGATTAAGGTTCAGGCGACAACAGGTGAGTCTTCCGGCATTAGCACGAAAAAAGTATC